AACCGCCGTGTTTTTTTACGAGGAGGTATTTTGATTTGAGTTCCAGCCGCCAGCAAAAGCCGGCCAACCTGGCGCAGCTCGCCAAGAAACTCGGCTATTCGCGGACCACGCTGGCCAGATGGAAGCGCATCGAGGGTTCTCCGGCCGGCTACGACGTCATGGAATGGCGCCAGTGGATCACCGCGCACGGCGCTGGCATCGCCGGAAACCGGGCGCCGATCTCACTCTCGAAGCTGCGCGAGGACAAGCTCGCCAAGGAAATCGAAAAGCTCGACCTCCAGATCGCCCGCGAGCGCCGCACGGTGGTGGCCGTGGACGAGGTCGAGCGCCTGCTGCTGACCATTGCGACGCGCCAGAAGCAGCACCTCTACGCCGTCTTTGGAGGCGAGCTGCCGGTCGCGCTCGAAGGCCAGGCGGCCGACATGATCCGGCAGCGACTGGTGACGGTGGCGGACGAAATCTGCGACGTCATGCGCGACCGCGTGGAGGCCTGGCATGGTGGCGATGCTTGATTTCCCGACGCGCTCATGGCGCAACGGCTGGCTCAAGCCGGATCGTCGACCGATCTGGGAATGGGCCGCGGACCACGTCGTGCTTCCGCCGGCTTACGCGGTCGACGGCCGCTTCTCGGTCGAGACCTCGCGCCACATGCTCGAGCCGCTGGCCGCGATCCAGGATCCGCTCGTGCGCGAGGTAAGCCTGGCCGGCGCCATCCAGACCGGCAAGACGCTGATCGTCGAGCTCGCCCAGCTCTGGGCCATGGTGAACGAGCCGGGGCCCGGCATGTGGACGTTGCAGACCGACCAGGACGCTAAAGAGCACTGGAAGCAGCGATTCCTCGCGCTCATGCGCGCCTGTCCGGTGGTCGAGCAAATGCTGCCCAAGGGCTACGACCTGGCGACCGGCAGCATCTACTTCGGGCCCTACTTCTGGATGGTGAACGGGGCCAACATCAACAACCTGCAGCGCGTCTCGATCCGGTGGAAGTTCAACTCGGAGGTCTGGCTCTGGAAAGCCGGACTGCTCGACCACGCGCGAGGCCGCGTGACGGCCTTCGACCGCGCCGGCACGAGCAAGGTGGTAAACGAGAGCCAGGGCGGCACCAAGGGCGACGACTTCGACCGCGCCTGGCAGTCCGGCCACCAGGCCGTCTGGTCGATCCGCTGCGAGGGCTGCCGCCAGTGGGTGCCGCTGACGTTCTTCGCGAAAATGGCGGACGACCCGCTCCGCTACGCCGGCGTCACCTGGGATGATGCCGCGCGCACCGAGCGCGGCGACTGGAACGTGCAGCGCGTCGCCGAGACGGCCCGCTTCCGCTGCCGGCTCTGCGGCCACGACCACGCCGACACGCCGCGCACGCACACGCTTTGGAACGCCGAAGGCCGCTACCTGGCCGGCCGAGACGATGCGCCGGCGCACATTCGCAGTTACCGATGGGAGGCGCTTGTCTCACGTGACATCGCCACATTGGCCGCGCAATGGGCCGAGGCATCGAACCAGAAGCACCGCGGGCTCTACCAAGGCATCGCTGACTTCATCCGCCAGCGCTGCGCCTTGCCTTGGGAGGAGTCGAGTGCCGACTTCGACGAACAGGTCGAGGTGACCGGCAGCGGTTACACGCTGGCCGAGGTCGCCAAGGATCCGGCTGCCAAGATCGAAGGCGAGAAATACCGCTTTGCCACCATCGACCGACAGCGCGACCACTTCTGGGCGCTGGTGCGCGCCTGGCGCGCCGACGGATCCAGCCGCCTGCTCTGGTGCGGGAAGCTGCTGACAATCGAGGACTGCCAGGCCATCGCACAGCGCTTCCTCGTGCCATCGCGCATGGTCTTCGAGGACGCGCAGCACGCGACCTCCGACGTTTATAACGACTGCATCCGCTACGGCTGGACGGCGCTGCACGGCAGCGGCCAGGGATCCTTCTGGCACGATTTGCCGAACAAGGCGCGCGTCGCCCGCTTCTGGTCGCCAGTCCGCTATGCGCAGGTCTCTGGCAGCGTCGCGCGTTACATCCACTGGAGCTCGGATCCGGTTAAAGACGTGCTGCACCGCCTCTATTGCGGCCGCGGCGTCGCCTTCGAGACACCGGACGACGCGCCGGAATACTACCGGCAGCACATGCAGGCCGAGCGCAAGGTCGAGCGCGTGAACAAGACCAGCGGCCAAATTGAACTGCGCTGGTTTCGTCGTAGCGGCTCGCCGAACCATCTTCGCGACTGCGAGGCGATGCAGGTCGCCGCGGCGCTCATGCTCAAACTGATCGGAGTGGAAAAACATGACCTCGAAACTGCCACGACAGAATGACCTCGATCGCACCAGGCTCTACCTGGTCGATACCGTGCCGCTGCCAGATGGGTCCGCGGTCTATCCGGCCGCGCCGGCCTACAATGCTGCGGTCGACGCGCTCACGATGCGCGTGCGCTTTGTCGACGTCGGCGTGACGCGCGCCGAGCCCAAGTCAATTCGCGAAATCATCTCCTCAATTCGGCCGGACGAAATCCTCTGGGTCAGCAACCGGCGCGAGGCTCCGTTCGAGGCCGACACGCTGACATACATGCCATACGGCGCCACCGAGCCGGTGTTCCCGGTGCTCGACCGCTGGCACGCGGAGCACTACCTCATCAAGCACGCGCCGGGAGCCCGGCCGTGGCAACTGCAGATCCACTGCCTGCCGCTTGGGCCGGAGTGGTTCTCGGAGTATGTCCGCGATCTCTCGTGGCGCTTTCCCGCCTTCACCAACGCCGTCGTCTTCGGACTGGAGCGATGCGCATATCAGGATGACGCAATCGAGTCGATCCGCTTGCTTCGCCTGCCGTGGTCGTGCGCCGCGGCCGAGCGTCTTCTATCCAGGCCGCACGACCTCAAGTTGGCCGGCTGCCTCGGCGTGATGGTCGACGGTGACGAGGTCGACGTCGAGCTCGTGTGCCGGATCAAGTTGCTCGGGCTGCGTGTGCACGGCATGGGAACCGACGGGGCACGATCACTCACCATTCCCTACGACGCATTCCAGCTGATCCGCAAATGAAAGTCGCGTTTCTCAATCCGCCATGGTGGGAGCAGGACGACGACGGCCGCATCCGCGGCGGCATCCGTGCCGGCTCGCGCTGGCCGTTCACGCACACATGCCGCTCGTCGCCTGACCGCTTTGTCGCCGGCGACTACATGCCCTACCCGTTCTTCCTGGGCTACGCCGCCTCTTACGCCTACCAGCAGCTCTCCGGCGCGACGGTGGTCATGCGCGACTCCATCGCGCTGCGCGAGAGTGTGGCATCCTTCGGACGCTGGCTCACGACTGAAAAGCCGGACTGGATCGTCATGGAGAGCGCGACGCCGTCGTGGGAGCACGACCGTGCTGTGCTGGCCGGCATCGCGAAACTACTGCCGGAATGCCGTATCATCGTGACAGGCCCGATCACATCCACCGACGCAGCAGCGATCCTCTCGCTGCCCAACGTCGTGGCGGCTGTGCGCGGCGAATATGAAAAGGGCGTTGTTCGCGTCCTGCGCGGCAAAATCGGCCTTGTCGAGCACGACCTGCTCACCGTCGACGAAATGAACAAAGCGCCGCCGCCGCCGATTCATCGTTCCACCTGGACGCACTACTGGGACGCATGCCCGCGCGGCCAGATATACCCGCACCTGCAGGTCTGGTCGAGCCGCGGCTGTCCATACAAGTGCATTTTCTGCGTCTGGCCGGCCACGATGACCGGCAACGACCCGGACGGGACCAAAACGCGGCGTGTCCGACACTACAGCGAGGACTACATGCGCGACTACCTGTTGCGCTCGAAGAGCACGTTTCCGTTTCGATCTGTCTATTTCGACGACGACACGTTCAACCTCGGCGACAAGCACGTGCTGGCCATGTGCCGCGTGATGCGCGACGTCGGCCTGCCATGGTCGGCGATGTGCCGCGCCGACACGATCAAGCGCGAGACCTGGGCCGAAATGAAGGCATCCGGCTGCTTCGGCGTGAAGGTCGGTTTTGAATCCGGCAACCAGTGGGTTATCGACAACATCGTGAACAAGCGCCTCGACCTGGAGGCGGCGCGCGAGACGGTTTGCCACCTCAAGGAAATCGGCATGACCGTGCACGGCACGTTCACGATCGGTCTGCCTGGTGAAACGGCCGAGCAGCAAAACGACACGATCAGGTTTCTGCAAAGCCTGCCGCTCGACTCGCACCAGCTCTCCGGCACCGCAGAGATCGAAGGCACGCCGCTGGCGACGCTCGCCAACCGCGGCCACCTCGACGCCTACGCAGGCGCCAGCCTTGACAACTACGTCCGCGCGGCCGACGGGCAGCGCAAAATCGAGACCATGCTATGAGCGATTTCCACACCATCCACCGCGCAATGGCGGCCGAGCCGCTGACCGACCACGAGGACGATAGGCTGGCTGCCAAGGCGATTGAAATGTGTCCCGGCTGGTCCGGCCTCGCGCATTTCGCCTTCTTCAAGACGGCGCTGATCGCGCTCACGCCGCGAAACATCCTCATCACCGGCGTTTACTACGGCCGCGACATCGGGATGATGCAACTTGCTGCGCGACGGCACCTCAACTACTCGCCAAAAATCACCGGCGTCGACCTTTTCTCTGGCGCTCCGTGTGCCGACTGGCCTGACGAAAAACGAGGAATGTCGTGGCTCGAGGCCGGATTCGGGCCGCATCCGCAGCTCGACCGAACCGTCGCTCACCTCCGCGCGCTGAACGCCTACGACCACGTCCGCCTGGTGCAGTCCAACTCGATCGAGCACATGAGCACGACCGAGGAGCGCTACGACCTGATCTACCTGGACACGAGCCACGACTACGAGACGCTCAACAAAGAGATCGACGCAGCGAAACTCTGCGCCTCAAGCGCTGACATCGTCATCGCCGGCGACGATTACATGCGCCGGCCAAACTGGGGCGTCGTCGAATGCGTGAACGCGCGGTTCGACCGGTTCGCGGTCTATAAAAGCTGCATCTGGGTATCATCACTTTCCTGTCTCAAATGAAAATCGCCGCCGTCATCACCGGGCAGGTTCGCACGATGGATCAGTGCGCCGCCAGCCTTCACAAGCACATCCTCGATCCGCTGCGCGAGCAGGCGCAGGTCGACGTCTTCCTCGCCGTTGCATCCGACGGCGACGCGCACAAAGCCTACGAGTGCTTTCCGGCCGCCGAGATTTCCGTCGACGACCAGCCTCTGCTCGACGAAAAAAACTACATCCTGCGATCGGGCTGCGGCGTCTGCGGCATCCAGTCGGTCTTGCGCCAATTCTGGGTGTGGCGCCGTGGCTGGGAGCTCGTCAAGGCCGCCGAGAAGGAACGCGGCAGCTACGACATGGCGCTCCGGCTGCGGACCGACAGCCTCTACTACAACCGCATCGAGCCTGTGGCTTCATGGCAGCCAAAACTGTGCTACGTGCCGCGGTTCTCCAGCTTCTGGGGTGTTTGCGACCGCTTCGCCTACGGAGAGCGCGACGTCATCGAGCGATGGCACACCGTCTTTGACCGGCTGGACACCGCGATCGCCAATGGGCGCCCATTCCACCCCGAAAGCATGGTCATGCGCGACATCTACGACGCGGGCTTCAGCTTCAGCCGAACCGGCGTGCTGTTTTCGACCGTTCGCACTGATGGCAACCTGCGGCCGCCGGAGTTCATGACCTCGATCGGCGACGTTCCGGCCCCCTGACTGTCCGCCAGCCGTTGACGACCGCGCCGGTCACAAATGGCCGGCAACTTCCGCCTCCTTGTTTCGAGCATCCTGCGCGTCGCCAACCAGAACGCGAACCCGCAGCAATACCTGCAGACGCTGGCGTCCGGCTCGTTCACCAACATCTCGACGCGAGGCGGCGCCCAGATCATCAGCGTCAGCGTCAACGGCAAAACGACCTCGCTGCAAGTTCCGGCCGGCGGCTGGACGGAAGCGGACCTACTCTCGGCCACAGAATATGCGCTGCAGGTGCTCGAGTCGGGCATGACCAGGCCGACGTCGCGCGCCAAAGCCGTCTTCCAATGATCCTCGACCAGTACGGGCAGCCCGCGCCGGTGCGCCGGCACAAAAAGTGGGAAACGTCGCGACTCATCGAGGGCGCGCAGAATCCAGGGCACCTGCCGCAGTGGATGTACTCCTACGGCGCGATCGACAAGGAAGTCAGCGCCACCGAGTGGCGCCAACTGGTCGCCGCCAGCCGCAAGCTCTACGCCAACCTCGGACCCGCGAAGGGCGCCATCTCGGACAAAGCCATGTACTCGGTCGGTCGCGCCTGGCAGCCGGAGTTTCGCGGCCAGGATACCGCGTGGGGGCAACGCGCCACCGAGTGGCTGTCGCAGGAGTGGTACGGCGTGGCCGACGCGCGCGGGCCAAACTACGACTTCGTCACGGTCCTGTTCCTGCTGTCCATCTCCGTCGACCGAGACGGCGACGTCGCGATCCTGCTGACCGAGCAGACCGACGGCTATCCGGCCATCCAGGTGATCCCAGCGCACCGCATCGGTTCGCGCAGCTACGACACCGAGGTCAAGGGCGGGCGCTACAACGGCCTGCCGATCCGCAACGGCGTCATCTTCAACCGCTCCGGTCGTCCGGTCGCCTACCGCCTGCTCGGCGACAGCGAAAAGACGGATCGCGACGTCAGCGCGCGTGACGTCATCCACATCTTCGAGCCGGAGTGGTACGACCAGGCGCGCGGATTCCCCGGCTTCACGCACGCGATCAACGACCTGCGCTCGCTCATGACGACGCAGGGCTATGAGGAAAAGGCCGCCATGCTCGCGAGCGAGCTCGGCCTGGTCGAGCACAACATGACCGGCATGCCGAACCCGGAGGACCCGGAGTTTGCTTTGACGGCCAGCGACGTGCAGCCGGCGCAGGGCGCGACCGGCCTGACGACGCAGACGCTCGCCGGCGGCGCCTATCGCTACTTCCAGGCCGGCACCGGATCGAAGATCGAGATCGTGAAGAACGACAGGCCCGGCCAGTCCTGGGAATCCTTCATGGACCGCTTGATTCGCAACGCCATGGTCGGGCTCGGCTGGCCGTACGAAATGGCATGGGACGTGTCCAAACTCGGCGGCGCCAACACGCGGCTCTGCGTGGCCAAGGCAATGCGCTCGGTTGAAGACCGGCAGGATCTGCTGCGACCAGTCGCCAAGCGCTGCGTTGGCTACGCCATCGCCAAGGCGATCAACCTGGGCGTGCTGCCGCAGTCGGACGACTGGTGGAAATGGGACTTCAGCCTGCCGCCGCGCCTGACGGTCGACTTCGGCCGCGACTCCAATGCAGACCGCGCCGACTACGAGGCCGGGATCCGCACGCTGACCGACATCCTGGCCGAGCAGGGCATCAAGCTGGAGGACCACGTCGAGAAGCTGCGCGCCGAGCGCGAGCTGTTGTCGACGCTGCAACCGAGTGCTGCCGCTGAACCGCAGGCCTGAAGCACCGCCAGCGCCAACCATGCGCCGCATGCTTATGGTGAATCCGTTGACGCTTTCAGCGTTGGCATGCCAACGCTCGAAGCGCAAAGCCGGATCCAGACGTCGACCTCCTTTGAAGTCGCGCGCGTCGACCGCTCCAGCAACACCATCCGTGACGCCGTCATCCTGACCGGCGAGACCGAGGCACTCGGCCACGGCGTCTATGTGGACGAGGCCGGAGTACAACAGGCCGCCAAGCTTCTGCTCGGCCGCTCCCTTCCGGCCTACGCGACGCACGACGGTCTCTGGCGCGGCGACAGGCTTTTCGAGCAGATCGGATTCTTCAGCGGCTTCTACCTGGATGGGCTGAAGCTGCGGGCCTCGCAGTTCTCCTTCCTTCGCGCATTCGAGGAGCACCAACCGGAGAAGCGCGACATCTTGCTGGAGCTCGCCGAGTCAGCTCCGACGGAGTTTGGGCTCTCGATCGTCTTCGACGGCGAGGCGGTCTGGAAGCTCGAGGACGGGACCGAAACGCCCGCAATGTCGATGCGCCGGCCGGAAGGCGCGCTCGGCGACATGCCGGTGCAGCGCTTCGCGCGCATCGAGTCGGCCGACTTTGTAAAGAGCCCGGCCGCAAATCCGGAGGGGCTATTCTCGGCGCAGGTTGACCAACCGGCGGCCGGCATGAACCAGGAACCCGCAGCCGCCGCGCCGGCCGAGCAACCCGACATCGCGCGCCAGTTCTCCGCTTTGCAGTCCGACTTCGAGAAGGCCTCGAAGACGTGGCAGGACGAGCGCGAGGCCTTCGTCAAACGCGCCGCAGAGCTCGAGCAGGAGCGCGATGCCATGGCCGAGTCGCTCGACCAGGAGCGCAAGGCATGGTCGACCGAAAAGGCCGACCTCGAGCGCCAGCTGTCCGCCGCGCAGGCGCTGTCCGCCGCGCGCCTCGGTGTTCCTCCGCTTGAAGCCACGCCGGCCGACGGCGCCACCGTGACCAAGGACAATTTCTGGGCGCTCTACCACTCACTGCCGCCCAACCGGCGCAGCGCGTTCTACCGCACGCATCGCGAGATGCTTCTGCGGACCCGCTAACACTTTCACCAGCACTTACAACCGCAGCTTTCACCTGACCTACAATGTCTAACACTCTTGGTGGTATCAATCTCGCCGCGATTGCCGAGGAAACCCTCGCGACCCTCGAAAATCGCATGTTCCTGTTCGACGCCTTCACGACCGATTTCAGCAATGAAATCGCGACCCGTGGGGAGTCGATCTCGACCCGCGTCGCCACGGCCATGACGGCCGTGAACGTCGCCAACGGCTACACCGCGCAGGACGTCACCAGCACGGCCAAGACCGTCACGCTTAACTGCGAGTACGGCTTCCCGATGGCCTTCCTCGACTCCGAGGTGAGCAAGGCCGGCGACGTGAACTGGCTCAAAAACGTCTTCATCCGGCCGGCCGTTAACAGCGTGCTGCGCCAGATGGTTTCCAACGCGCTCGCGCTGGTCACAAACGCCGCGTTCTCGAGCTACACCACGATCGCCGCCGCGAACTTCAGCTACGCCAACGTGGTCGGCCTCGATGTGAGCCTCGAAACGGCTAACGCGCTGCAGCCGCGCTCGCTCATCATCACGCCGACCTACGCGGCCACGCTGCGCAAGGACTCGACCATCGCCGCGGCCATCCAGGGCGGCAACCCCGAGATGATCGCGGCCGGCCGCCTTGGCCAGATCGCCGGGTTCAACGTGATCCAGTACAACACGATCCCGAACAACTCGGAGAACCTCGCCGGAATCGCGCTCGCTCCGCAGGCGCTCCTGATCGCTGCGCGCCAGCCGGCTGTGCCGCAGTTCTTCTCCGGCGAGGTCGTGAACGCGCAGGATCCGTCGACCGGCCTGCCGCTCCAGTTCCGCCAGTGGTACTCGGAGAACACCAAGCGCCACTACATCTCCGTCGAGGCCTTCTACGGCGTCGCGGTCGGCGTCGCGGGCAACCTGAACGCCATCCGCACGGCCGCCCCGTAACGGGCTTTCCCCTGACCGCGTCGAGGGCGTCGCTGGCACTGCTGGCGACGCCCTTTTCGTTGACCGTCGATCCATCGGCAGCGACGCGCGGCAGGGGGCCGAGCGGTCGCGCAACATCATGCCTGATCCGATCATCGAGACCGCCACGCCAACCGCGCAGCCGGCCAAGCCGCCAGCGCCCAAGCTCAATCCGCCGAAGGGCCCGCCAAAGCTCTACCTGGGCATCCTCTGTTACGGAGCGCAGGTCTATGTCGAGTGGATGAACGCCGTCATTGCGACGCTGACCAAGACGCAGCTGATTTCGCAGATCGGCACGATCGGCGGCGACAGCCTTGTCTGCAGAGCGCGAAACAACCTGGCAGCCACATTTCTTGCGGTCGCCAAGGACTGCACGCACTTACTTTTCATCGACTGCGACATCGTTTTCGAGCCGTGGATGATTCAGCGGCTCATCTCGCACGACAAGCCAGTGGTCTGCGGCATGTATCCGCTGAAGCGCACGGTGCCGGGCTGGGTCGTGAACAACGTGCCAGGCGCCGACATGCAGTCGAACGGACTCGTGCAGGTGCGCGAGGCCGGAACGGGCTTCATGCTCATCCGCCGCGACGTCCTCGAAGCCATGGCCGCAGCGCACCCCGAAATCGCCTACTTGCCGGACGACAACGAAAACGGAGGCCATCCGCGCTACGACTTCTTCTCGGTCGGGCCCTACCGCGACAGGGTTGTCGACCGCGTGCGCTATCTCTCGGAGGACTACTACTTCTGCCAGCGTTGGCGCGACATGGGCGGCGACATCTGGCTCGACACCAAGGTGCGGGCCAAACACATCGGCCGCGCCATCTACCCGCTGGCCGAGGAGGATTTGCGCAACGCCGTCTTCGCCTACGACGTCGCGCGCAAGGCCGAGGCCAACGACAAACCCACCGCCAAGCTATGAGCACGTTCGCAGCCATCGCCACCGCCGCACAGAGCTTCGCCCAAAGCCTGATGGGCGAAACGTTCACTATCGCGAACATCAGCTACACTGGCGTCGTGGACCGCATCGCGCGCGACCTGACGCTCGAGCAGCAGGGCATCCGGCCGGAGGTCGATCTGGTGATCGTCGCTTCGAAGGCGCAGTTCGCCTCGGCGCCGACGACGCGCAACGACGTCGTCTACGACTCGGTCACCTATTCCGTTCGCGACGTGCAGACCGACACGCAGGCCTACACCCTGCAGTTGCGCAAGCTCTCATGAGGCTGCGATCATCGGTCGACATCCGCCACTTCGGCGACATGGTGCGCGACCTGGTGGCGCGCGGCAAGGGAACCATGGAAAAGGTCGTCCGCGAGGAGGCGCGCGTCATCCTCGCCTCTGCCGTCCGCCAATCGAAGGGAGCCAAGATCGCGCAAATCGTGAAGAATCAGCAGGATCGCCAGTGGCGCACCTATCGCGGTAAGCGATACAACATGCGGCACCGCTACTCTGACCTGATCTGGCAGCAGTTGCTCTCGCTGCAGAAGGCCTCGATCGCCAACAAGATCAAGGCGCGAGGCCTTACCAAGCAGTCCTGGCACCAGATTTCCGAGGCACTCGGCCTGCTGGTGAAGGCGCCGTCCTACGTCATCAACTCGCGCAGCAAGAAAGGCAAACCGAAGACCGGAACCGCGCACGTTTTGGTTGGTCAGGCAGCTTACACGCTCGAACTGGTGAACATCGGCGTCGTGGCCGTTGTGACCCACGGGCGCCGCATGCTCAACCGCATCCTGGCCGGCCGCGTCCGGCAATACCGTCGGGCGATCGACGAGGAGTTCCGCAAAGATGCCGTGGCGGCAGCACGCGGCCGCGGCGCAGTTGTCCGATGAGCCTAGCACGTGAGCGCTTCACTCCAGATCGAGAAAATCTTCGTGGATGCCGGCAAATCGCTGACGGCCAACGTCGTCAGTCAGATCATCGGCACGTTCGACAACACCGAGAAGGCGACGCCGCGCCTCGAGGTTGACTTCGTGTCTGCCGGAATCGCGAACGACCGGATAATTCAGCGCTCATCCGGCTCGAACAGCTACTATTACTCCGACTACCGCGGAGACTGGCTTTTCCGCGTGGTGACCAGGCACACTGACGTTGCCAACCACGCCAACTACGTCGGCCAGGTGCGGCAGCTGCTGGTATCGAACGACGCCGCGGTCACCGCAAACACCAGCACCTACGTCGAAGTCAAGGACGTCCGCGAGGCCGGCAGTACGGTGAGCAAAGATCCAGAGCTCGACGAACTGGCGACCGAGCTCGTCTACTCCGTCTGGTTCGCCCTGAAGCCTTGGTAAGATTGACCATGCCGCCGATGGCATGGCTCTTCCCTACACCGACGGCAACATCGTCGCCACCAGTTTCACGGCGACCATCAACAACGTCACCTACGTCTTCAACAACGCGACGCTGGATTATCCCTCCTCTAGCGTGGAGGTGACCGACGCCAACGGCACGCCGACCGCGGCCTATCATTGGCAAAGCGGCAACGCGACCGGCACCGCCGAAATCCAGGTCAACGCCGCGGCCGACAAGGGCGACCTCCGCGGCGAAACCTTTTCGACCAACACGTTTCTCAACACGGCGCAGAACTTCGTCGTTACCAGCCAGTCCGCGCCGGTCAGCAAGGGCGATCCGCGCGTCTACAACATCGGCTACGCGCTCAAGCTGTCTTGACGTGAGCCTGGCCGACCAGATCCCAGGTCTGGCCGAGGCACTGCAGCGAGAGCGCGAGCTGCGCGAGCTCGCCTTCCTTGGCGCGACCGAGCCGATCGCCGGAGTTCCGGTGATTCCACTCACGCTCGAGCGGCTAAACCTGCTGATGGTTTCTCGAAATGCCTACGTGACCGGCGGCGAGCCATCCGCCGGCCACGTGGCGCACTTCCTCTGGATCGTCAGCCGTGCGTTCAAGCCGCACGACCTGCAGAAGCGCGACGTCTTCATTCGCTCGATCGCGCAGATCCCGCTGGAGCTGGCTGACGCCGGGATCCGCTCCTATCTGGAGGCCGCGCTCATGGACTTTGTCGCCGGGGCCGACGCCGGCGGCGCATCCTCGACTCCGGTGGTCTGCTGGCTGGCTGCGCTAGTCGACACGATAGCCCGCGAGTATCACTGGAGCCGGCAGGAGATCCTGACGACTCCTCTCGCGGAGCTCGCGCAATACCTGCGACGCATCGAGCAGCGCCAAGGCGGCCGGCCGCGCAATCCGATTTCTGATGCCGCCACCGCGGCCTGGCTGCGCCAGGTGAACGCGCAGGCCTCGAACTGATGCCCTACTCCATCGTCCAGCGACTCGGCCTCGACACCAGCGACTACGATCGCGGGCTGCAGCGGGCACAGCACAAGGCCGGCGCCTTCGGCAAGGCGATGCAGAGCATGTTCTCGCGTGTTGGCGCGGCGATCATGACCTACTTCGGCATCAACCTGGTGCGGGCCGGCATCGACCACGCGCGCCGGCTCGAGGAACTTGCCAAGACAACCGGCAAGACCATCGAGGAGTTGCAGAAATCCGGCCTCAAGCTGTCGAATCTTGAAGCGGCCGCGGTCGCGCGCCTCGGCAGCCGTTTTGAGCGGTGGAAGGAATCGGCGCTCGCGGCCATCGGAAAAGTCGAAGTCGGCATCGAGGCCGTGATGGCCAAGATGCAGGGGCAGGGCATGAACGACGCGCAGGACGCAGAGATCGCCGCGCGCCGCCAGGCCATCGCCGAGCTCGGCTCAGGCGCTTACACGATGAAGAGGCAAACGCGCCTCTTCGGTGGCCAGCCGGCGACGATCGAAACGCCAGTGCTCAACGAAGAAGCCGTCCAGAAGCGCGTTCAGGAGATACTCGCCAGGCAAGTGCGCGATCGCCTCGAATACCGCATTCAGACCGAGAAAGCGGGCAAGTCTGCGGTCGATTCGGCGAAGGCAGAGTCGACAGAAAAAAAGGCGACGCTTGAGACGGCAAAGGCGATCAAGACGGTCACCAAGGAAAGCAACGAACTGGCCATGCGGGCTGCGTCAAACATGTCCGCCTGGCGCGATGAGACCCGCATCTCGCTGGCCGAGGCCGCCGGCGGCATGCCGGAGTTCAAGGTCTCGCGCGGCGTGCGCAGCAGTGCAAAGCAGGCCAACAGGCTTTTGGGCCGTGCTGTAGAGGCCCGCCTTCGAGGCAACGACAGCCTCGCCGACCAGCTGCAGTCGCGGGCCGACAAGATCCGCGACGCAATCCCAGGCGCGCGAGGTGACGTGTTTGCGGACCAGCTGCGGTCACTGCGCAAGATCGAGGAACACATCGTGACGATCACCACAGCGACCGACGACTGACCATGGCGCTACCCTACGCAGACGGCAACTTCACGACCTGGCAGGCCAGCGGCCCGCTCTCGATCGAGTATTCAGAGCAGGGCGAGACCGGCACGTTCATCGTCAGTCAAAAGTATGTCGGCCTGGTGGCCAACTACACCGCGCCGAACATCACCGGCGAGGTGCACTCGACCTACAACACCGCCTACTGCGTCGGCGACTCTGGCTTCAGCATCCTGGGCGCAGGTGTGGCCGAGGTGACGCGCTCCTTCGTGAACGTCGCCAACACGAACACGTACGCCGACTACGCCTACCAGTTCCCCGGCGTGCTCAACTACCGCGACCCATTCACGCGGACCGTGCGCGCGCGCATCCAGATCGACTACTTCTTCAACGCGGTGCCAGACGTCGTGTCGAAGACCAGGTTTTACCTGACAAGCTACGACTACGCCGACGTCCTCTACCTCAACGACGGCGGCGCAGGCGTGGAGGCCACGACGCCGAGCGCGACCGATTACACGGCAAACTACATCGACAACGCCAACGTCGAACTGGTGGCCGCCGACTCCACGATCACGCGCTATCGCGGCAACATCTGGCGGCGCGAGACGGTCTACATCCCGGCAAAATGAGCGAAAAAGGGGAAACGCCAAAGCCGTCGAGCGGCGAGGTTCATCTGCTCTCGCCGAAACTGCTCTGCCGAATCCTGCGCGCGGTGCGCGAGTGGGAGTCGCTCGAGCTGCGCGACAGCTACGGGCAAGGCAAGGCGTCCACGCTCACACGGTCCGAGCGCAAGAGCATCCTCGAGGTCGGGCACGACACGAACAAGACAGGGACCAGCGGAGGCACCGTCGAGGCGGATCCAGAACCGTTCGAGGTTACGCTTGAAGACCAGGGCGACGGTACTAGCGACGCGACAATGTATTATGGCACGGTGAACGGGCTTCTGCCGTCAAACATCAGCTCTGCGATCAACGTCGCAAACGACGCCACCCGCTACGTGTGCATCAATGTGACAACATCCAGCGGTCAGGTTTCCGCCGTGACATGGAGCCTGGAGACCAGCGCGCCCGCCGTCGCGCCCGTGGACCAGTCGACGCCACCGACCTCGTTTTCGATCGCAGTTGCAATCATCGTGGATGCGACGGTCTACCGCATCTGGGCAAACCAGTCGAACATGTGGGTCAGGCCGATCGAGTGTTTTAGGACCGACAAGACGGGCACGATCAACCCAGGCGAAAGCCCATACGACTTCTGGTTCAGTTGGCAGGCTATTGCCTCTTAACGTCATGCCACTTGTTTACTTTAAGACAGTGGCGTCACCGTGGCCCACGGCGACGGTTGCCTACAGCCAGACAAGCTCCATCCTCGGTTCGCTTTGGACAACATCCGTCTCTGGGACAGTCGTCGGCGCATTTACGACAGCTACGGAATGGCAAACGTCGGCTAATAGCACTGGAACGGAATCGACGCTTATTGAAAGAATTACCAGCGTCGTGTCATCGGGATCGACAGTTGAACATCGCGGGACAACCGGAACTGTCACGGGCTCAAGTTCATCATCGGCAACATTTTCCTTCGGTTTGTCAGCGCAAAACACGACGACGGTCACCACCGTTACGACAAGCTCAACCCTGGCCACGACAACGACCGCGACTGCTACAAGAGGAATGCCAGTATCATCTGCCGGGGCATTAACATCCCTGGCTACTTTGACAGAAACCGTTACGAGAAAAACCAACCTTTACGCAGGGGTGACGCATACGCGATCAACCATTACTGGCGTAACCGGAAACATATCTTTGTCCAATGGGCATGCCGTTGTAGGTGTCAGCATACCGCATGGCAGCGAGGTGCTCCTTTTGCTGACGAACAGCACGGCTACAGGTTGGCAGGCCGTTTCTGACGTATTTGCCACAACGTCGGAGGCAAGTGCAATGTGCGGCACGTTTACGGCAGGGTTTAGCGGCATCCTGTCGTCAGTAATCACCAGAAGCCATACAACCATTGTAACATCGACTGTATCCTCGCTGCCGACGGTCGTGTTTGTGACGTTCACAAACATGCAAACGACTTCGTTTGTGCCGCCGACCGAAAGCACAACGTCAAGGTTTGGAGTGCTGTCGACAACTACCCAGGCTAGGACGTGTGGTGGGGTAACGCCACAGACAACCGCAGGAGGATTCAGGAGTTTTTCTTCGACCTCCAGAACGACATTATGGACAACGGTTGTCGAAACTTTGACCACTACGGCAAAGACCGGAACAGATGCGGTTTCTACAATTACGCTTGCAGCTATCAACAGTGCACACACATCGGCAACGGGCGTGTTTGTGGCGCGCGACTGGTTTTCGTCAGATGGGACAAACCATGCGGTCGTTTTTGCTTCACTCTACACAATGAGCACTGTGCTCAGAAACTTTGCACCGTTGCTGTTTGCGGCAAATGTCGGAGTGTCGGTAATAGGCGACACTTTCGGAACCTACGCGACCTCGGTGGCTGCAACAACCAAATCGACAGTTGAGTCAAAATTATCCCTGGCCGAAGGAGATATGAAGTATTGGGAGATTGTCGAATACTCGGCTCCACGCCCACCGCACCTTCTGGCAATCACCGACACATCGGCAGTTTCGCTGTCGTCTGGCGACGTCAAGGTGTATCAGGCGGCAGGAACGTGCGACTGCGCCGCCATGAGATTTGCTGGTCCTGACGGATATGACACGCTTGCACATGAAACGCTCTCTGTGTCGTCTGATGACGTTTTTGGTTATGAACATTACATAAACACTAACGCCAAGCTCAACAGCGACGGGTTCATTCATAGCGCCCTGTTCGCATCTGCCAATCCGCGCGTCCTTGATGTCTTCAGTGTTTCCAATTCGACTGCAACGACAACTTTCCTGCATTCTGGGGTTTCAACAACCTTTCCATCGTCTGCCACTGTCGTTCAGAATGCGCGGCATACATTCGGCGCCGCTCCGTTTGTTTTTGTGTCAAGCTCTGAAAACGAAATTGTTCACGACATTTCCGGGGCCACGCTTCTTGGGTACTCGCGACGACCGACGCTTCCGGTTATGGTTTTGACCAGAAATTTTATTGAATGGGGCAAGGGGTTTCCATACGACTAATGATTCTCGCCATCACCATCTGCGCCACGAGCAGCTACACCTACGCCATGGCTGCGCAGGCCCGGCGCGTGGCGGCAAACGTGCGCCTCGCCGGGATCGAGCCGGGGCATATCATCATCGTGGGCGACGGCGTGGTCGACCGGAAAGGCGAGGTCGAGCCGGCCCCGGCGCTCCAGCGCATCCGCTCCGCCTACGAGTCGGTCATGCCGCCGGACTGGAAGATCACGCTCATCTGCAACCCCGGCTTCCGCGAGCACCAGGGCGAGAACTACAAGACGCAGGCGCAACTGCTGATCGCGGCGATGCGCGAGGACGCATTCACTGCCGCACGAAAGTTCGGCGCGGACTACTGCTGGAGCCTCGATTCCGACGTGTTGCCGCCGGCCAACGCCCTGCGATGCAGCCTCGACACGCTGCGATTCGACGACGGGTTCTATGCGATCGCGCAATGCCCATACCCGAACGCGCTCTGGCTCGGGGGCCGCGGCAGCTATACCCACCCGATCGGCGAGGACTTCCTGCCGCACGAGCGCAAGGTGCCGTGGAAGCTCACTCGGGCGCTGGCAGCGTGTGAGAAGCGGCTGGCCGCCGATCCGGCAAACGAGCGCGAGCAGAAGCGCCTGCAGCGGCTGCGCGACCGACTGAAAGCCTGCCCGCCCGACGGCAACGTCTGGGAGGTCACGGCAAAGCACGGCTGGCGCAAGCGCGGCTGGCTGGACTTCGCCTATCCTGGCATCGGGCGCGGTGCGATCCTGCCGTCCGACTGGTGCGGCTTCGGCTGCACGCTGATCAACTGCCGGGCGCTCGAGCTGGCCGACTTCATCGGCTACGACGGCGGCGGCACCGAGGATCTCTTCGTCGTCTGGCGGCGGTGGGCGCCGGCAGGGTTGCGCATCGCGGTCGTCACGCACTGCCCATGCTCACACGTCATCTGGCAGCGCAAGAAGGTCGCGCCGGACAAGATCACGGCCACCGAACTGCGCGAGGCCGAGAGCCGCTACGTGCTCCTCGACGCCTACCACGAGCCCGAGGGCGAATGCGTCGGGCACCTCCGCTACCGGGAGATGCCGTGGATACCGGAGCAGGTTGACCCGCCGCCTGTCCGCGATGGGCGACTACCTGCGCATCCTCATCGGTGACACCTACACCTACACCTGCAACGTCACGGTGGACGGCTCGGCGCAAAATCTCGCCGGCTCCGACGTCTGGCTCACAGTCAAAGAGGATCCGGGCGAGGACGCCGACAGCGCCGCGGTCCTGCAGCTGACCAGCGACGCCGGCGACATCACGATCAACACCTCGGTGTTGACCTGCACGATCAACTCCGCGACCAGCGCCAACCTGGAGCCACTGCCACTCGGCTTCTGGAGCCTGCGATGCAACACCGCAGCCGGCTCGGTCTACACCCTCGACACCGGACGATGCACGATCACCCATCCGGCAACACGCACGCGCTCATGACCGACGACACCGAGACCAACGGGGCCGCGACCCACGGGTATCAGCTCAAAGCGCTGAATCGCAAGGTCGACCAGCTGATCGACGAGCAAAAGAAGCTCACCATCCAGGTCGCCCTGCTGGCCGCGAAAAAGGAATGCCCGGATCCAGGCGCATGCCTTCGGCTTGCGGCCGAACTGTCGGGCCCGGCCGGAATCGTGCACCGCGTCGCGGCGCTCGAGCTGCAGCGCGAATACCTCAAGGGCGCATGGAAATCCGTCGTGGTCGCCTCTGCACTGGTGGCCGCGCCAGTCTCGGCCGCGGCGACCTGGTTGATCGGACTGCTCAAAGCGAAAACGTGACCCATGCCATGCCAGGTGCTCGCAGCCTCATTGACCGAAGCCAGCCGACCGTCCGGCAGCCTGGCCGAGTCGGCGCGACCGATTGGCGACGGACTCTGTCGCACCTACGACTTCACGCCGCCGACGCAAAGCCTCATGGTGACCTTTGGCGGCGACCCGATGGTCGACTTCGACGGCAACTACATGGTGACGATGATCTAACAAGGTCATACCGCACCACTATGACTCATGGCTAACACCGTCTGGTCCGACTTCACCCAGAACACCGCGCCGGCCGACTCGCAGCACGTCGTGGGCTACAACACGGCCACCTCTGGCGGCGAGCGGCGCTTCCTGCTCTCCGGCGTCGCCAACTACGTGCTGGCGAAGCTCTCCTGGCTGACGTCGGCCGGCTACACGAACGCCGAAGTCGCACGCACAGACCTCTCGCTCGGCAACTCGGCCACGCTCGACGTCGGCACCGCGGCCGGCACCGTGGCGGCCGGCGATCACCTGCACACCGGCGTCTACCAGGCGGCCGGCAGCTACGCCAACACGGCGCACGCCTCCAGCCACGCCAACGGCGGATCCGACGCGATCACGATCGCGCAGGCGCAGGTGACCGACCTGGTCTCTGCGCTGGCGGCGAAGGCGAGCTCGAGCGACCTGACGACGCACACGAACCTGACGACGACCGCGCACGGCGGCATCGTCCCTGATTCTCGGACGGTCTCGACCACGGCACCACTCGCGGGCGGCGGAGCGCTGTCGGGCAATCTCACACTCACTGTTGCAAACGCGACGACCGCAGCCGTCGGAGTGGTGCTGCTGGCCGAGGGCGGAGGCACGACCGCCAACACCGTCGTGCAGGCCAATGACTCGCGTTTGAGTGACAGCCGGGCTCCGACCGGCAGCGCCGGCGGCAGCCTGACCGGTACCTATCCGAATCCGACGATCGCGGCATCCGGCGTCACCGCGCAGACCTACGGCAACGCGACGCACGTGGCGCAGCTAGTCGTCGGCACCGACGGTCGGGTGACGTCCGGCTCGAACGTTGCGATCTCCGCCGGAGGAACAGGCGACATGACGAAGGCCGCCTACGACCCCGACGAAGACGGCATCATCGCCATCGCCCAGGGCGGCACCGGCGCAAACACGGCAGCGGACGCGCGCACGGCGCTCGGCCTGACCATCGGCACCAACGTGCAGGCCTACGACGTCGAGCTCGCCGCCATCGCCGGCCTCTCGTCCGCGGCCGACAAGCTGCCATACTTCACCGGAAGCGGCACGGCCTCGCTGGCCGACCTGACCGCCGCCGGCCGATCGCTGATCGACGACGGCAACGTCGCCGTCATGCGCACGACGCTCGAGCTCGGCAACGTCGCGACGCTCGACGTCGGCACGAGCGCCGGGACAGCGGCTGCCGGAGACCACACGCACAGCGGAGTTTACGAGCCGGTGCTGACCGTCGCCAACCAGGCCGAGATGGAGGCCGGAACCGAGGCGGGGCTGCGCAGCATGAGCCCGTTGCGCGTCGCCCAGGCCATCGCATCCCTTGGCGGCAGCGGATCCGGCAACGTGGCGGCCGACGCGATCTGGGATGCCAAAGGCGACCTCGCGATCGGCACCGGCGCCAACACCGCCGTGCGCCTGGCCTCGAGCAACACGAACGGCCAAGTGCTGACAGTGAACACCGCGACCACCACCGGGCTCGAGTGGAAGGCGACGACCGGCGGCAGCGGAACGATCGAATACAGCGCAGTGTTCGATGGCCAGGGCGAAGTCGTTTCAAACAGCGCGACCAAGCTGCTTCCGATCGAGTCGACCGGCAATGTGTCCGCGGCGGCCGTTGTCTCGGACACCAACGGCAATGTCGCGATCGACTTTGGCAAATACACGCCGACATCCGGCAACCTCGGAAACATAACCAACCTCGGGACAGTCACGGTCACGACCTACCGGCACAACCGCGACACGACACTGACCAACTGGACGACGGCTGTGGCTGCAGGGGATGTTCTTTCCTTCGGCGTTTCCGGCACCGTCGTGAACGTCACCCGCGTGACAGCAACCCTCAAGATTTCCTGACGCATGGACATCCTCGATCTCTCATGGCGCACGACGGGGCAGAATGTCTCCTGCCCACAAGTGCTAATCTCGCTGCGGATGGTCGACAGCCAGACGCAGCAGACGACGCTGGCCGATCTGCGAGAGTCGCAAGGCAAGCAGGTGTTGTTCCCGAATATCGTCGCGCAGCTCACCGTCGCCGAGCGCCAGGAGCTTATGCAGGCAATAGTCGACGCGCTCGTCGGAATCTACCAACGCAGAATCGGAGACTGACCTGTGGCCACATATTACGTCGACTACAATAACGGGTCCGACTCAAACAACGGTCTCGGTCCGGATGCGTCCAACGCGACGAACAAGCCGTTCGCGACCATCGCCAAGCTGATTGCCGCTTCAGGAGCGATGTCGTCAGGGGATACCGCTTATCTTGCCCCCGGAGTTTATCGTGAGGCAAACGTCACCGTCGGAATCTCGCCGACATCCGAGACCTCGATCATTGGCGACCCGCTGAATCGCCAAGGGTTCAAGAATAGTAGCGGCGTGCTCGTGCCAGCGGCTCCTGTCACCATGAGTGGTTATCTCACCGATGACACGACTGCCTATTCCGCGAATAACTCGCTCTCGGCCAGCGGCAAGGACTACCTGACGTTCGAGAACATCTACTTCATCGCGCGTGGTATTCTTATCAGCCTCATTTCATGTGAAAACTGGACGCTTAGGAGATGCGTCTTTTTCGCTGTCGGTTCTCAAAACGCATTACAGATCCAGCCCGCGATCGACGTTGCGAACAATCTGCTGGTGGATTCGTGTGTGGTGTTTGCTCCTCGAGGTCGACCCATCAGTATCGCGTTGGGTTACTCCAACACAGCGGATTATGATGTTAACATCACGCTCAAGAACTCTTTGTTTCTGACTCCCTACGTGGTTGCCGCTGTCGAGGTGGCCGTAGCAGGAAGCGCTACTTCGTTCTACGGTGGAGGTGTCGATGTCTTGAACTGCACCTGCATCGGACGCTACGCGATGCAGTGCAGTTCTGCCGGTATTTCAACCACCTATCCATGCACGATATACAATTCGGTCGGCATGGGCGACACTGTGCTCACCGCGAACACAACAGGGCAGATCATTGAGGACTACAATCTACTGCTCGGGAGCATTGCCCGCCAAAATGTGACAGCCGGTAGCAACTCCAAGACGACGGAATGCGCCCCGTATCTGGAGCTTGGCCAATCGTTCCTCCATGGATTCCAGCCGCGCCCATTTTTGTCGCCGTGGCACCAGTCCCGCACGCTCGGCTTCGGCGGATCGTCGCCACCGACCACCGATCTCTTTGGCCGGCCGCGTCCGTCTGGAGGGGGGCGCACTGTCGCTTCCGCCAGCGCCGGCATCGGGGCCATGGAGTGCCACGATTTCGGCACCGAGAACACATCCGCCGCCGATGGTGGTTCCGGTTCCTGTCTGGAGCTGGTCGGGCCGGGCGACCACGACATCATCGTGCCGGTCGATGCGTCGAGCACGACGATCTCGCTGAAGGTCAAATACGACTCGGCAACCTACGGCGGCACCGACTACCCGCAGGCGATCCTTCTGGATGCCGGCGACATCGGCGTATCAACGGAGACCGAAACCGCGACATCCAGCGCTTCCGACGCCTACGAAACGCTGACGTTCACAGCGTTCACACCGACGCGCAAAAGCTGGGTGAAGATCCGACTGATAAACCGCAGCACCGCCGGGGCCGGTAAGTGCTGGTTCGACTCTGTGACTGTACGCGGAAACGATACGCGTGGAATCGACAACTGGCGTGCCGGCGAAGCTACTCTGGACCGTGTTCGCATTCTTCCAACCATCGTCGGCTGAAGCACCATGACCCTCGGCGGCACCAAATCCCCATGAAAACATTCATCGCATTCCTTCTCTCTGCAACGGCTGCTTTTGCAGCCCCGGCTCTCAAGTTGTCGTGGCAGGACAACAGCGACAACGAAGAAGGCTTCCGCATCGAGCGCAAGGCTGGCGCTGGCGAATGGCAGCCGCTGACCACGCTGCCGGCCAATGCCACGAACTACGAGGACGCTGCGATCGCGGAGTCCACGACCTACGCATATCGCGTTCTCGCGTTCAACCAGTGGGGTGACTCGGCATGGAGCAACGAGGCCACGACGGCGACCGGTAGCAAGCCTGCTGCTCCGAGCGGGGCGACGGTTGTTATCACGATCAAGGTGGAAGTCGGAACAATTACAGTGACGCAACCATGAACGAACTTAAGGAAGCAATCTCCGAGGGCGACGGGCAGGTCAGTTCGACCCGACTCGTCATGGTCTTCGTCAGTGTCGTCGCCACGCTGGTCTGGGCGGCGGCATGCGTGCTCCCGCAACACGTCACGCTCATCACGCCCCCATGGGAGGTTGTCGGACTGATCGTCGGCGCGATGGGGGCAAAGGCTTGGCAGAGAGGGCGCGAATAATGATCGAGCTTGCGCCCAGCGTCGCCGGCGGACTGGTCGGATTCCTGGGCGGGATCGGCAACGGGATCATCGAGCTCTTCAAACACAAGCAGGAAACCGCGCGGCTGCGCGAGCAGTGGCAGCACGAGCGCGAGATGGCGAAAATCAACGCCGACATCGCCACCGAGCACGAGGCCGCAAAGGCCTTCACCGCATCGGTCGCGAGCGGCCACGAAGCCGGCTGGACGATGCCGCCGGCCGGCACGCCATGGTGGTTGTCGATCGCCGTCGTCTACTCCGAGGCGCTGCGGCGCTTCACGCGGCCCGGCCTGACGTGGGTGCTCACGCTCATGGCCTACTACAACCCCGCCATGGAGCCGCAGGCCGGCATCGCCATCGGCTGGTGGTTTGGGACACGCACCAGCACCAAGTTCTTCAGCAAGTGATTCTATGCCCACCATCGAAGACAAAGCTCGGGAACTCATTCAGGCCAACCCACAGCTCGGCCGGCGCGGTCTCGCAAAAGCACTCGGCATTGGCGAGTCTGTCGCGCGCCGACTGCTGCGCGGCGATCCGCCGGCCAAAGCCGCAAAGGCGTCGAAGCCTGTGCCAAAAATCGCAGGAGTGCTGACGCTCGCCGACCTGCGCGCGCGCTACGATGTGGCCGAGAAGATCCGCCGAGGGATCGCCGAGCACCTGGTCGGCCAGGACGCCTTCGTCGACGACAGCCACTTCCGCGAGTTGTGCGGCGTGCACGTCCAGCACTGGCGCCGCTATGCCTCGCTCGAGGAGTTCGAGTGCTACCAGATCAAGCTCTCCGGTGTGCTGCACTGGGCCGACAAAAAGCACGTCGTGCGAGCGCGCGAGGTCTTCGGTCTCCCATGAAAAACCGCCACCATCACAAAACGCTCGCCGACGTCGTCGACGCCTACGAGCACTCGCCCGAAGGCGCATCTCGCCTGCACGGGCTGCAGCAGACGATCGCCCATCTGGCCAAGGAACAGTCGACCACGATCACCATTCCCGACCGCGGCGACTGCCTGCGCTTCGCCATCGTCGGTGACCGCCATCACGGGAACCTCTGCTGCGACGTGTCGGCCATCGCCGCGTTCTCCGCAGAGGTCGAGCGTCTTGGGATTACCGACGTCCTGGATGCCGGTGACATGCTCGACGGGCACGGCGTCTACCGCGGCCAGGAGTTCGAGCTCAAACACGTCGGCTTTGAGGCGCAGGCCAAAGCGTTCGCGGCCGAAAGCCCGCAGGGCTCCTTCACAACCCACTTCATCACCGGCAATCACGATGCGTCGTTCACTCGCCGGGTCGGCGTCTCGGTCGGCGACCGCCTCTCTGCAGACCGGCCCGATTTTCATTTCCTCGGCGCCGACACAGCCTCGGTCGAGCTCAAGAACGAATCCGGCACGCGCTGCCGGATCCAGCTGATCCACCCGGACGGCGGCACCGCCTACGCGCTCTCCTACAAGGTGCAGAAGATCGTCGAGCAGCTGGAGGGCGGCAGCAAGCCCGACATTCTCGCCGTGGGCCATTTCCACAAGGCCGAGTTCATCCCCCAGTACCGCAACGTGGCGGTCTTCCAGACCGGCACCTTTGAACGACAGACGCCGTTCATGGCGCGCAATGGTTTGAGCGCGCACGTCGGCGGCTGGATCGTGGAATACTGCCGTGGCAAATCTGCCAACCGCGTGCGGGCCGAGTTCATCAGCTTCTACTGAGCCGCGCGGCTGGTACTGGATCCTGCTCGAAGAGCTGGACGACGAGCCGGAGCCGGATCCGGACACCCGCTAGCAAGAAGGGCCAGCGCTAAAACGGCCTCTTTCCCGATCGCTAACTTGCCGGACTCCCGCCGGGAGACCGACGTTCGTGGGATTCCCAGTTGCTCGGCCAGCCCGGCCTGCGTGAGGCCGAGCTGGATGCGGGCGTTGCGGTATTCGGCGGGAGTCATCAGGCGCTCCAAGTTTGCTTTTCAGCCCGCACCTCGGCCTCCCGCCGTGCTTACGGGCTTGGACCGACGTCGATGCGATCGAACTCGCCCGGCAGCCCAGTGAATAGATCACACGTGCCGCGGCGGGCGACGACAACCCCTTCATATACAATGCCGATGTCGATGTCAGCGCGGACGTGCCGACTCAACTTGCGGGCGGCATTGCGGGCCAAGTCGAAGGACCGATGCGAGGACCGACAGTGATTGTTGTTCGCGGCCTCGGGGACGGCGGGGGATTTCGGCTGATAGCCGGTGACTACGTAGTAAAAAAAACCTGCGGGCGCGGACCGCATGGGAGGGGATGGTGGTGGTCATGGTGGTGGTAATGGTGCTCAGAATCTAGTGCAGCGGACCCTGCGGCCCGCCGCCTCACTGATCCACTTCTCAAGCTCGTCTGCGGCTGCGTGGGCAGCGCGAGACCGGGCCTTGGTCCACTCGCCCATCGCGATCGCCTGATTTTCGTCAGCGAAGAACGTCGAGCCCTCGATGCAGTCGACGAGGACTTCGACTGCCAGCCGACTCAAGCAACCGAAGTCGATCTCTCCCGCGTCCAGCATGCGGTAGATTTCGCCGACCGCAGCTTCGGCAGCTTCGGGTGAATGCGCGATGGGTGCCTCGCCTTCTGCATAATCAAGGAGGCACTCGACCGTGCAGTCGGCATCGAGGCGATGACGCAGGATTTCGTCGTGATACTTGCGGAGTTTCATGGTGGTGGTGGTGGTCATGGTAGTAATCTCCTAACGGCATCCACAGTGCAATTCTGCACCACGATTGCAAGCGGAAATCGAAGAAAAACAAAAAATCTTTCAGCGCGTCGGCCAGTCCGCCTCGTCCTGCGGGCGCAACATCCGCTTGGTCGAAAACTTCCGCCCGGCGACGGCCTGCATGGCCACCAGGGCACGATACCAGTCCTGCGGCTCGATCTCGCTCGCCGTCTCGGCCAACTGGCCGAGCAGGGTCGCCTTTCGGACGTTGAGCCGCATCGCCAGCCGCTCGAGCCGCAAGTTCGCCTCCCGCCCGACTCGCAGCATGATCGGCACCTTGACCCGCGCCAGTGCACCATGCTGGCCGGCCTTGTCGCCGAACCGTGACAGCATTTTGAGCACATGCTCATTTCGTTCGCTCTCTTCAGTAGCCATGACGGCGGTTTTCATCGGAGTGATTGTTCAATTCCTTACCAGAAAGTGGGGTTGAGTTACCCGCCAGAAACGCACCTTATGGTCCCTAATGTTTATTGTGCGACGGCTGCCTGCACGTCGCACAACCCGGCAGAGCCGGGCGCACGGCGAACACGCAACATCATGTCGGCCGTTCACACGCATCGGGTCAGGCTGGCCGATCGTGGAGGACTGCGTTGAGGGCGTGATTTAGGAGGAACCGGACCTGCTCCGAAAAGGAGCGGATCCCGAGCACCCGGCCTGCCCTCTCAACGCGAGCGAGCATCTCCGCATCCATGCGGAGGCCTTTGACCGGCTCGCTCACCGGACCTTTCGGCTTTTCTGGCATGGGAAAGGCGATCGCGTTCATGCCGGCACAGTCGCACAGAATCCGGTTTGTTCAACAAAAATCGCACGTGGTTGAAAAATGTCCTTGCGCGTCCAACGGTGTTTAACACTGTTCAGCGCCGCATGAGCAAGAAAACCACCTACGACCCGGTCCGCGGAGTGCGGATCCCGACGTCGATCTGGCAAGCCGTGGTCCGCGAGGCGCGGGCCGCCCACCAACGCCCAAGCGATTTCATCCGCGCGGCCATCACGCAGCGGCTGACTGCGCTGAAAGCGAAAAACACCTGAGTAACCCTCAACCCCCTACCCCATGCTCGGAGACATCCTTCTCTTCACCCTAGGCGCAGTCGCCGGCGGAATCTCAATCGGCTTCTGGGGCGCTCGCGCGGTCGCACTGGAGCGCCTGCGCCGCGCCCAGGACGTGGCGGGCAAAGACCGGATGCTCGCCATGCGGGCCGAGGAGCACGACCGGGTGAAGGAGGAGCGCGACCGGCTGCGCTGCGTCATCGACGGCAAGGCCTACCGGCCCCGGCCGGTCTACCGCGCCGAATCGCCAATCCTGTTTCCGATCCAGCGCAAATGACCGCCGCCGAAGCATCCTCCTGCGCGGCCTACTACGAGGCCGGCATGGCAAAGTCGGTGTTCAAACTGGCTCAGCGGGCCATCACGCCAGCCGAACTGGCCGCCGCGGTGAAGGCCGGGTTGGTGAAGATGCCGCGGCCGGTGATCCAGGGCGTGCCGCGCAAGCTCTACAGCGTGAAGCGCAGGAAGATGCCGCCGGGCTGGCAGACACTCGGCCAGGCTGGCCGAGAGGCCGTCGTCGCGATGGCCAAGAGCGGAGTCACCGTCGAGCGGATCGCCAAAGCGTCCGGCGTGTCGGCTTGGACGATCAGCGCGATCCTCCACGAACACGGGATTTGGAGGAAGAAGGAGAGGGCGCAGCGATGATGGCGACGAACAATTTCCGAGGCGTGGCTTGGCGGCGCAAGGCTAGGCAGGGCGCAACACCGCAACGCAGGCGAGGCGCGGCCCGGCGGGGCAAGGCAACGCAACGCAGGCAAGGCGAGGCAGGGCTCGGCGAGGCCCTGCGCAACAACGCAACAACGCGACCGGGCGCGTAATCCCGGACTCTTTGCGCTGAGGCACCCCACTGACCGACGCGCTCAACCAAAGACACGAAGGGGAAAATGAAAAAGCAGACAGAAACCACGGTCGCCGTTACGGCGCCCAACATCAGAACCGCGCAGTTCACGCTCGTCGGAACCGCGCCATACGTCCAGCTGCGATTCTCGCAGAAGGCGATCAACGAAATGGCCGCCAAGATGACGGCCGGCTCGACCGGAAAGAAGGGCAAGCAGAGAGAAGCGCGCGACTTCCAGCGCGACTTCGAGCAGGCCCAACACATTTCGACCGACGGATGGAACGGGATCCCGGCGTCGGCCTTTCGCAACGCGCTCATCTCCGCGTGCCGGCTGGTCGGCTTCAAGATGACGATGGCCAAGCTCTCGGTCTTCGTGCCGCCGGACGGCTTCGACAAGGTCGACGACACGCCGCTTGTCCGCATCCACGCCAAGCCCGAGCTCTTCATGCTTCACGCCCGCAACGCTACCGGCGTGATCGACCTCCGCGTGCGGGCCAAGTTCTGGCCGTGGTCGTGCGAGCTCAAGGTGCGCTACGACGCCGACCAGTTCACCGAGACCGACATTGCCAACCTCCTCGTCCGCGTCGGCGAGCAGGTCGGCATCGGAGAGGGGCGCAACGACAGCAAGATGAGCTGCGGCATGGGATTCGGATCCTTCCGCGTCGAGTGATGGTTCTTTTGGCAAACGCATCGCAGGCGGGGCCGGGCAAGGCACGGCAAGGCAAGGCATCGCAGGCACGGCTTGGCGGGGCATGGCGCAACGTGGCCGGGCATGGCAACGCAGGCGAGGCTAGGCGCGGCCAGGCCCGGCTCGGCAACGCGGGCATGGCGCGGCATGGCACGGCGAGGCGCGGCGAGGCCAGGCGAGGCGAGGCCAGGCGTGGCGCAACAGCGCAACAACACCGACCGGCGGCGGATTACCGCCGGACCTATTTCCTCATGAACAGAAAAATGGTCAGCGTCCGTGAAGCCCTCATCGAGCTTCACAAGAAACACGGCTCTCTCACTCCCGAGATCGTCGTCGAGGCCGCAAGGCCGAAAACGTCGCCGCTTCACTCGTCCTTCGAGTGGAACGACAAGGTGGCCGGCGAGCAGTATCGGCTCGTGCAGGCCGCTTTCCTGATCCGCACGGTCAAGGTCAGACGCGAAGTGCGGGCCGGAACCGAAAGCGTCGTGCGCGCCTTCGTAAACGTGCGGCCGGTTGTGCAGCAGGCCGCCGACGAGGACGAAGAGGACGCGAGTAAGAAGGGCGTTTACGTCAGCATCGACCAGGTTCTCGAAAGCGAGCAATGGACGCGACAGATGCTCGACAGCGCCATGCGCGACCTCCGCGCGTTCCGGCGCAAATACGAAACGCTCTCCGCCTTGGCTCCGATCTTCAGGGCCATTGAACAGCTCGAGCTCAGTGCAGCCGCCAAGTGACATCGCAGGCAGGGCACGGCTGGGCACGGCCAGGCTTGGCCTGGCATCGCAGGCGAGGTATGGCGCGGCCCGGCGAGGCACGGCAAGGCAAGCCATCGCAACACCGGCGGGCGACCGGCCGCAACAGGTCGCACCAATTTCCACCCATGACCAAAGACTGAAATGAGCACCCCACTACAGATCCGAAAGGCCGTGCGACGCGCGGCATTTCTCAAACTCGCGCTGACCGGCGTGGCCGGAAGCGGCAAGACGTTCAGCGCGTTGCGCATGGCAACCGGCCTCGCCAACGGCGGACCGATCCTGCTCGGCGACACCGAGAACCGCAGCGCCGACCTCTACGCGCAGCAGTTCGAGTTCGACAAGGTCGACATCGAGCCGCCGTTCACCTGGGACAAGTTCACCGACTTCATGAAGGCCGCTATCGAGAACGGCTACAGCGTGGCGATCATCGACAGCGCCTCTCACTTCTGGGAAGGCGTCCTCGAATACAAGAGCCAGCTCGACAACCGGGGCGGCAACAGCTTCACGAACTGGAACCAGGCCGGCGAGAAGTTCAAGGCCGGGCTCAACGCGGTCCTGCAAGCGCCAGTGCACGTCATCGCGTGCTTGCGCTCGAAGACCGAATACGTCCTTGAACAGAACGACAAGGGCCGGCAGACACCGCGCAAGGTCGGCCTGGCGCCGGTCTTTCGCGAGGGTGCCGACTACGAGTTTACGACCGTGCTCGACATCGCGCTTGACCACACGGCCAAAGCCACGAAGGACCGCACGCAGCTTTTTGGCGACGCCATCTTCCAGATCACCGAGGAAACCGGCCAGCGCCTGCTGACCTGGCTCGGTGGATCCACAATTCCGCCTGCGGCGACGGCGACAGCGACAGGGGGGGCAGTGCAAGACAGAGGGGTGCATGAGGCCGCGCCGCAGGCGGTCTTCAAAAACGCCACGCAGGAACAGATCGAGAAGCTGACGCTCTACGCGCAGAACTCGATCGGCGCCCCGCTCGTGCAGGCCGCGCTCGACAAGGCCGGCCAGGTCTCCGTCGCCGAGCTCACGGAGGAGCAGGCCGACAAAACGATCGGCTGGATCCAGCAGAAGATGAACGAGGCCGCGCCGCAGCCGCCCAAGGCGCCGGCCGCCGACATCACGCAATGGCTCACCGGATACACGGCCGAGATCAACGAATACTTGGTCAAGGTAAAGTGGATCCAGCCGGGCCAGTCGTGGAAGGATCTCTCGGAAGAGAAGATGCGCAGCATCCGCGAGCGCACCGACCGCTTCGCGCGGGCCGTCGGCATTCCCACACCATGAACTACCTGACCGTCAGGGGAACCGGCACCGTCGAGATCGACGTTCTCGAAGGTGCGAAAACGCGGCGCGACGAGCTGCTCGCCGAGGCCGCCACGATCAACTCGGTTGTCGACCAGATCGACGCCGACGCCGCGGGCGAGACGCTCAAGCGCTGCAAGGACATGGTGCGCGAGGTCGAGGCCTCGCGCGTCGAGGTCAAAGCGCCGGTGCTCGAGCTTTCGCGCCGCATCGACGCGCTGGCGAAGGAGCTGACCAGCTCGGTCGACACCGAGGCCACCCGGATCTCGCGCGTGCTCGGAGCCTGGCAGGCCGAGGAGCGGCGCAAGGCCGAAGAGGCGCGCCGTCGTGCCGCCGAGGAAGAGGCGCGAATCCGCCGCGAGGCCGAGCGCCGGCAGCGGGAGGCCGAACGCAACGCCGCGGACGCGCAGCAGGCAGCCGAACATGCTGCCGCGATCCAGCAGGTCGCTGTCGAGCGCATCGTCCAGGCCCGGCAGGAGGCCGAGGCGCAGGTCGCGCTTTCGCGGCCGGCCGGTGCCACGGTCCGCGAGACCTGGTGCTTCGAGGTGACCGACATCCAGGCGCTGTATCAGGCCGCGCCCTACCTCGTGACCCTTTCGCCAAACGCGGCCGCAATCCGCGCGGCGATCAAACAACCGCAAAACCAACAACTGCCAGGCCTTCGCGTCTGGAAGGAAGCCAGGAGCATCGTCTAGTCATGCCACTCATCAGCAAACCCGGCCGCTACGCGGTCACCGTCTCGAAGGCCGAGGTCGGCGAAAGCGCGACCGGCACTCCGTACGTTTACCTCGGCTTCGATACCGAGGCAGGCGAGCACATCGGCGCGTGGGTCTACTTTTCCGATAAGGCCTTCGAGCGCAGCCTGCAGACACTCGAAGACGCGCTCGACTTCGACGGCGACTTCGCCTGCGTCGATCAGATGATCGGGCGCCCGTGCTCGATCGTCGTGGAGGAGCACGACTACCAGGGCAAAACGGCGCTGCGTGTGCGCTGGATCAATTCGCCATCCAAACCACCGGTGCCACCGCCGCCAGGTCTCGCGGAGAAACTCTCCGCTGTCGCCGGGAAACTGCGACACAAGCAGCCGGCCAAAGCTGTCGCCCAAACCACGGAGGACGTTCCGTTCTGACCATGCAAACCGCGGTCACGATCGATGACATGAAAGCCGAGATCCGGCGCGAGCTGGCCATGCGACGCAAGGTTTACTCGCGATGGGTCGACAACGGCACGATGGTGGAGGCCGACGCCGGGCGACAGGTCGCGCGGCTCTCGGCGGCGCTGCAGCTCATCGAGGAACTGCAGGAATCCCAACAGGAAATCCCGCCGCGTTTTCTTCGCCTGCGGACCATGGAGGTCTTCATATGAGCATCGCCCAAGAGCTCATCAAAGGCAGGCAAATGATCTGTGACGGCAAAGTCGAGCCAGGCGATCTGCTCGCTTGCTGCGGCGATTATTGGGAGGCTCATCCCAATGAGCTTGGGTTGCCGATCGAGGACTATGCGGTCTGCCATCCTGAATACGAGGAGGTGGTTTGCTACCGCGAGATGCCCGTCGCAAAACCCGGCGACATGGACCACCTGCCGCCGCCGTGCACGCCGATGACTGATGCCGACAAGCACGCAGACCTCAACGCCGTCGACCTGCCCGAGTCAGCCTTTACAACTGCGTGCCGTTTGGTGCTGGGCGAGCGCAACGACGATTACGGCTCACCGCGCGGCGACTTCGAGGGCATCGCGAAGATGTGGAGCGGGTTGCTTCACGACAAGCTCGAGTCGGACATCACCTGCGAGGAAGCCCTGCTGATGATGGAGGCTTTGAAGCTGCGGCGGGAGGCGCGGCGCCCGAAGCGCGACAACCTGGTGGACGCCTACGGCTACCTCCTGTGCTACGAGTGGGCGACGACGGGGGAAAGGCCGGGGCCGTGAGCACAATCAAAGAAACCTATTACGCTGTTTGCATGGGCGACCCTCGCAGGCACCGGACATATCTGATGCTCGACAACAAGATTCTTGCGGAACATGGATACATGATCCCGAGGCTTTTTGCGAATCGGGAGCAGGCCGAGATGGCGCGGGGCAACCAACCAAATACGCGCACCGTTCGCGTAAAGATCACGTGCGGTTGAGGCCGACGACATGAGCGACAACCTGCGCCTCGTGCGCAAAATCCCTATCGACTGGGGTGCCATCGCCGAAGAAAGCGGATGTACCCAAGGCACCCTCTGCAAAACCGCATTTGGCTGGGGCATCCGCAACGGGGACGGGCCGGCGGATTTCTGCTGCATCACACCGCCCGAGGTTGGACCAGGCGAGGAGTTGCGGATCGTGGCGCGAGGAAAGCAGGGTGCAGAATGGGGCGTTTACGCACAGGGTCGCGCAGGGAGATCCAACCATGAGTGACGTCACGAAAGCGACCAGTAGGCCGGGTTGCCTGCATCGGATGGTTCGGCGACTTACCCGCTATTCAAGCACATGAGCGACGTATACCAACTAACGCTCATTGAGGACGAACTCCGTCAAATCATTGCCTGCGTGGCATCTGTTTTCGAGGTCGTCGACGCCAGCAACGACGAGACCTTTTTCCCGCTGGCCATCTACACCTCTCTTGAAGACGCGAAAGCGGCGATCGCGGGCGACGATCCGAATGACACCGGGTGCTGTGCTCACGATGACTGGGAGGACTTTGTGACCCTCGAAATCAGGGAACGCGCCATAGGCCCATCGGGCCACGGGAAATGCGTGCATCGCGTGACTTGGAGCCGAGGCTATGACGCCGGGCCTGAGTGGAGCCGCAGGGAGGACCAACCATGAGCGACACCTACAACCCCGGCGATCTTGTCGAAGTGCGAGATGGAAGCGAGGCACATGGCGAAAAGGGCGTGGTGTCGTGGGTGCAAGCAGACGGACTAGTTATCGTCGAGCTTGCCGGGTGCGTGTGGCCCGTGACCGCAGATGAGTTGCGGCTGGTGAAGGAGGATCAACCATGAGAGATTTCAAGATTGGCGACATTGTAGAGTGTAACAACAGTAACGACGCGCTTCTGTTTGTCGCTGGATTCATTCACGATTCGGAGCGACTTTTTGTGGTAGACCCCACCGAAAAACTGAACAAAGGCAGGGAGTTCGAGGTGCGGTTTAGGGAAGTAACGGGCCAGTGGCGGGAGGTGAAGGAGGACCAACCATGAGCGACGCGAAATGGCGATGGCTAACGCGCCCTGTTCGGCGTTTATCCGCCTGGGCGTGGGATGATATGCTGCGGGACGTGTCTCGTGTTGAGTGGATATACGGGCGTCACGACAACGGCCGCCTGAAGGACTGGTCGGAGTGGGCGTGCATCCGCGAGCACCTGCTGGAAGCTGGCAGGCTTCGACAGCCGAAAGAGTTAACCCGACCATGAGTGACTCAAGAATCGTTGCATTCGACGCGGCCGACCGGACTGTGACGGTCCAGTTCGACCAGCCGATCAAACCCAAATCGTTCGCTATCGGGCAAAACATGCAGGTCGTGCCAGCCGAGACTGCGGCCTCGATCTGCTCGCAGCAGAGAGACCTGCTGCGCGTCGTCCTGGCCGTCATGGAACCGATGAAGGAATACCTGGAGCTGAAAGCGAAGATCGCTGAAATCGTCCAATGATCCTGCGCCCGTACCAACTGCACGCGGTCGAGCACCTAGCCGCGCACGACCGAGCCTTCGTCGTCGCGCCGGCCGGCAGCGGAAAGACCATCATGGCGGCCGCGGCGCTCGCGCAGGTCGCAAAACCGTTTGACCGCGTGGTCTGGCTGGCAAACACGATCGAGCAGTGCGCGCAGGCGCGAGAGGCAATTCAGCGCTGCCATGTCGATCCGGCAGTCGATCTTGACGTGCGCTGCGTAGCTGCCGCGCCTGACGTCACGGGCGCCGAAATCGTCATCGTGGATGAGGCGCACCATCTTCCAGCTCCGACCTGGTGGTCGACCGTCGGCCGATCCGTCGGCCGAGTCTGGGGTCTTTCCGCCACCCCGTGGAGCACTGACCAGGAGCGCAACGAACGGCTGCGCGCTTTCTTCGGTGCGCATTTCCACGTCGTCGACCGAGAACAGGTGAAGCAGACAGGCTCCATCACCGACGGCGTCGTGTATATCCACGACGTCGATCGGCCAGGTTGCTTTGACGACGGCATCGAGCGCTTCGTGCGGACCGAGACCAAGAAGCGCTGCCGCAAGTGGCGCCTGGTGCCGCGCGAGGAGCACGAGCGGCGGGCCCGGTGGCAGGCGACTGCGGAGAAGCTGCGCACCAACATCCGGCGCAACGACCGCATCGCCTGGATCGCGAGCGAGTCTTCCGCGGCCGGCGAAAGCGTGCTCGTCCTGGTTGGCAGCATCGAGCACGGCGAGGAGCTGGCCGGCGCGATCAAAGACGCTGTCATGGTGCACGCCGGGATCGGCCGCAGGAAGCGCGCAGAAATCGTTTCTGGCTTTCGCGATGGGCGAGTGAAGGTGATGGTGGCCACCAGCCTCGCGGACGAAGGCCTGGATGTTCCCTGCGCCAGCGTGCTTGTGCTGGCGGCCGGAGGACGGTCGCCGGGAAAGGTCGAACAGCGAACCGGCCGCGTCATGCGACCGCATGCCGGCAAGCGATTCGGCGAAGTGCACGACTTTGCCGACCGCGGGGCCCGTCTCGCACATGCACAGTTTC